TGGAGAAATTTCCGGTGGAGGCCCGGTTAACAAAGCTCAACGCGAAGCGCTGCGGTTGCAGGGCTGGCAGCCCTATTCGATCAAGGTTGGAGGTAAATGGGTTTCGTATCAGGGAATCGAACCACTATCATCAATACTAGGCGCGTGGGCAGACGCCGCTGAAGTTCTGATGGCAACAAGTGACGATGACGAGGTCGATACCACCGATATTATCGGCGCGGCGCTTGGGGCAACACTTTACAACATTACAAACAAAACTTTTCTTGAGGGCTTTGCGCGGCTGACCAGCATGGCTTCCGATAGATCAAAGGGTCCAAGAGCGGTGGAGGACTACCTAAGTAGCATTGTGCCTCGCGGGGTCGATTATGCGACTCGTTTGAATGATCCGGTCATTCGAGATGCTAAGGGCATTATTGAACAATTTAAAAAGCAAATTCCCGGTCTTTCAGACACGTTAAATCCGCGTGTTGATTTGCTTGGAAATGACATTGTCCGCGGCATCCAGCACGGTCGTAATAAAACGAATTTAGCCTACGGCCCGGACTCACTGTCGCCATTTTATCTGAGCAAGGAAAATCAGGATCCGTTTATTGCCGAACTAGTTCGCATCGGCGGCATACCGACCAGCAACTATGACCGCGATATTAATGTGCGGGGGTTAGAGGATTCAATAACTCTGCCTGACAAAGACCGCTACTGGCTACAGAAGCGAACCGGTCAACTTGGACGGGCCGCAATGGAGGCAGTTTTTAACGATCCGCAATGGAAAGAAACCACTCGGTTATCCAAGGCCGGTAACAAGGAAGCTACGGATTTGATTAGACAGAAATATGCCGCGGCTTACCGAAAAGCAAAGGAAGCCGCAAAAATTGAACTGATTGAAAAATCAGGAGGGTTACAGGCGTTTATCCGCAAAAGAGCAGAAGAACAGCAAAAAAGAAATGAGGCGCTACAGCAAGGAATGACACAATGACGATTTCAAGTACGACCACCAAAAACACATATTCGGGGAATGGCAGTACCACAGCGTTCGCCTACGGCTTCAAAATATTCGCCTCATCCGATATCAAGGTTTACATCCGCTCAAGCGCCGGCGTTGAAACCTTAAAGTCTGAGGGATCGGGCAGCGCCAATTATGGAATATCCGGTGTTGGCGAAACGTCAGGCGGCACGGTTACTTTTGTAACTGCACCCGCCTCCGGCGAGACTGTGGTGTTAATCAGAGACACCAGCCAGGTGCAATCGACTGACTACGTTGAAAACGATCCATTCAGCGCGGCAGATCACGAAAACGCCCTCGACCGCCTGACAATGATTAGTCAGGAAATGCAGGAGGAGATGGATCGGTCATTTAAGATCAGTAAAACTTCAACCATCACGACACCGGAATTTACAGACGATGCGGCAACCCGCGCATCAAAATTGCTCGGCTTTTCGTCGGACGGTAATACGCTTGAAGCAACAACCGGCAGGGTCAATACGGTCAGCGTTTCTAACGTCGCGACATCAAGCGGCGCACCCGGAACCGCTACCGCCAGCTTTACCACATCGAGCGGCGCGTTAGCGCTTGGCATTCCAGTGGGACAAACGGGCCACGCTGGTGTGTCAATGCAGTACAGCACGACAACAACCGACTCTGACCCCGGTGCCGGGTTTATCCGTCTAAACAATACGAGCCTTAATTCCGCTACTATCATGTATGTGGACGACAGCGACGGCGCGACCGATATCAGCGCCTGGGTGCAAAGCTGGGACAATTCCAGCAGCGGGTCGAAGGGCTTTATAACGATTGCTGGCAACCCAAATAGTTCGTCTCCGCTAGTAATCTTTAAAGTCACTGGAACGGTCACAGACGCCAGCGGATATACCAAGGTGCCGGTTGCGTATGTTGCCGGGTCTACCAGCATTAGCAACAGTGCCGAAATCAGCGTGCAGTTTAGCCCTGCTGGCGATGGCGATGTGGCGGGGCTTGATTACACATTCAGCACGACCACGACCGACAGCGATCCTGGGACCGGCGTGCTGCGCTTGAACCACGGCACGATTGGCAGCGCCACAGCAATCTACATTGATGACAGTGACGCCAACAGCGCGGATGTTTCTGCGTACTTGCTAACGTGGGACGACAGCACCAACAGTGCTGATCGCGGTCAGATTTACATTACTAAGAAATCCGCCCCGGCGAACTACGCAATCTTTAAGGTAAGCGGCGCAAGCACCGACGCCTCCGGTTACGTTAAGCTGGCAGTCACGCATGTCAGTTCTAATGGCAGCTTTAGTGACACTGATCCAATTGCGGTAGAGTTCAACAGGACGGGCAACGCTGGCGCAGACGGTACAATGTCAGGGCCGGGCAGTTCGACCGACAACGCTGTTGCGCGCTTTAACGGCACGGATGGCGAGACGGTGCAGAACAGCGGCGTCACGCTTGACGACAGCAACAACCTTAGTTTTCCCGATGACGCCAAGGCGCAGTTTGGCGCCGGAAATGATCTACAACTTTATCACAACGGAAGCGATAGCTACATCGCTGACGCCGGCACCGGTGGGCTGAATATCCAAGCCTCGTCGCTAAACATTAGAAATGCCGCGGGTTCAGAGACAGGTTTGGCTTTTGTCGAAGACGGCGCGGTAACACTCTATCATAACAATGTTGCCAAAATTGCTACGTCAGCAAACGGCGCCTCAATTACCGGCACTGTTCTGGCGACCACCGACACAGACACCTCGAACACCGGCAGCGTAACGCTGGACTTTGCGGCAAATCAAAACTTTGTCTTGACGCTTACGGGCAATGTCACCCTGGCCAATCCCAGCACGGAACAAGTAGGGCAGGCCGGTGTCATTGTCTGCATACAGGATGGAACTGGTTCTCGCACCTTGTCGCTTGGCACCGACTACGAAACGGCAGGCGGGGCCGGTATCACTCTTAGCACCGCAGCTTCAGCGGTCGATGTGATCCCATACTTTGTAAAGGCGTCGGGCAGTATTCAGCTTGGCGCTGTGCAGAAAGCGTTCGCCTAATGCCTGTAGCCTCACAATGGTTTGCGGCCCCCGATACGACTTATCAAATAAGTCAGTCTGCGCGATTCAACGATGATGACTCAGCTTATCTGCATCGAACACCTAGCAGCGCGGGAAATAGAAGGACGTGGACGTGGAGCGGTTGGGTAAAGCGTGGAAATCTTGGATCCAAGTATTTTTTTGGCGCAGTAAATACTGGAACAGATTCGATAGGTTTTGCCAGCACTGGTCTTTTAACGATAGGTTTTAATAACGCGAATGACGGAGTGCTTCAAACGACTAGATTGTTTCGTGATGTTGGTGCTTGGTATCATATTGTTGTTGCCGTCGATACAACTGAGAGTACCGCAACAAATCGAATACGTCTTTACGTCAACGGCGTTGAAGAAACAGATTTCGCCACAGATACAGCGCCCTCATTAAATTACGACACGGGCGTTAACAACACTGTTAGCAACACGGTAGGCTCCCTTTCAGCCCCATCTGGTTATTTTGATGGATACCTCGCAGAGGTACATCTGGTGGACGGCACACAATTAACGGCGGCCAGTTTTGGCGAAACTGACAGCACCACAGGTCAATGGGTTCCAAAAGCTTACACAGGGAGCTACGGAACCAACGGCTTTTACCTAAAGTTTCAAGATAGCTCCGCCCTTGGTGACGACACCTCTGGGAACGGAAATGATTTTACAAGCAGTGGATTGGCAGCGGCTGATCAGATGTCTGACTCGCCCACCAACAATTTCTGGACCCTTAACCCGTTTGACAGCGGAGCAACGCTTTCTGATGGCAACCTGAAAAACGGGGGCGGTAGCTCCACGAATACCCATGCCCCTGCTTTGCCAGAGACAGGCAAGTGGTATTGGGAAGTCGTTTGCACTGACATCAACACCGGAACAACCGGCGCACATTTCTTCGGTATTTGTGACGCGGCGGTTCATCAGGGGCAGAGCTTTTCTGACCACGCAGCAATCAGTGCAGGTCAACAGCGTGGAGGTCAGCTAAAGAAAAACGATTCAAATACTTCTACTGGCACCGCTGTAAATGATGGCAATACCGTTGGGCTTGCGTTTGATGCAGATAATTTGACATTGAAATTGTACGTCGAGGGTTCGCAGAGCGGCAGCACAATCACGGGCCTGACAGCAGGGACTTACAAGCCCTGGATACAGGACGGTGCAACCGTCACCAACATGACGGTCAACTTTGGACAGAGTGCTTTCGATCAGACGGTGCCTGATGGGTATAGTTCGTTATGCACAAATAACCTACCAGACCCAACCATTGCAGACCCTAAAAGATATTTTGGAACACTTCTTTACACTGGTAACGGCACTACAGGCCAAACTGTTACTGGATTAGAAACTAGCTCTGGAACAAGTTGGACGCCTGATTGGGTGTGGATTAAGCCACGTTCTGCTGCATACCACTCGAAACTTTTTGATAGTGTAAGGACACTGGGTCACTCGTTGGAGTCAAGCACGACTGCCGCTCAAGCAGACCTAACCGGAGAATTTATTGGTTTTGCTGATGGCGGTTTTCAAGTTGATGATAATGGCAGTAACAACATTAACCAAAGTGGGGTCACGCATGTCGCATGGTGCTGGGAAGCTAACGGCAGCGGAGGAAGCAACGGCGACGGCAGCATCACCAGTACGGTTTCTGCTGATGCTACTAGCGGGTTTTCAATAATTCGTTGGACTGGCACAGCCGCCAACGGAACTATTGGACATGGCCTTGGCGTACAACCTTCACTTTACATACTGAAAAATACTGCCACGACAAATAGCTGGATTGTAGGATCAACTCTGTATGCAACCACCTCTTACCTTGTATTAAATAGCACTGATGCGCTTGCTACAGGCGATGCCGCTGTTTTTAACAGCACACATCCGACAAGCAGCGTTATAAATCTTGGGAGCAATGTTGGAACAAATGGGTCTTCCGGCGCAAACAATATGATTTGTTATGCGTTTGCAGAAGTAGAAGGCTTCAGCAAAATCGGCAGCTACGTTGGAAATGGATCGTCTACGGCTGCTCCATTTATTTACACAGGCTTCCGTCCCGCCCTCGTCGTAGTGAAAAATATTACGAACTCCGGGGACGCATGGCCCGTCGCTGATAATGCGAGATCACCCTTTAATGTTGCAAACGCGACAGTGTTTTGGAACCAGAACACCGCAGAAACGACTGGATATTCGGTAGACCTCCTTGGTAATGGGTTCCGGCCTTTTTCGTCGGATCATGGAATAAATGAAAGCGGGGCGACGTTCCTATACGCGGCTTGGGCCGAAACCCCTTTCAAAACAGCGAACGCTCGGTAGGAGAAAATTATGTGGAAATACGGCGACATCACCATTCGCGAACATAGCAGCTGGACTGACAATAACGGCATTCAGCACCCGCGGAACTGGCACATCTGGTCAGCGGATGAAAAGGCAGCGGCAGGGCTAACCGAAGTTACGCCTGAGACGCCACCGGACTCGCGCCTCTACACTTGGGGCTACCAAGCTGATGGTGTGAAGATCTTTAAGACGGCTAAAAGTCTGACAGATGTGGGTTTGACTGATGACGATGGAAATGCGGTTAACGATGATGACGGCAATCAAATCATGCAGCCGGGTGTTCGATCGCAGCTAAAGGCAGAGGTCAACACGCAGCAGGGTTCACTGCTTTCGCAAACTGACTGGTACGTGATCCGTAGGGCAGACAAGGGCACCGCAATCCCTGACGCGGTTCAAGATTACAGGGACGCTATCCGCGCTGCGGGTGATGCGATGAAGACAGCAATTGACGACGCGGCCGACACCGCTGCTGTTGCTGCACTTTTTTTAAGCTGGGATGCAGACGGAAATAAGACCGGCATTTTATATGATTGGCCTGAGTTAAGTTAATGCGTTTTTTTAAAGTGCTTTTGACAGCCGCTTTTATAGCGGCATTTTTTTTACCTAGCGCTAAAGCACAAATTCAAATTCCGTGTTTCGACGAAAGCCCAACCACGTTTCTGGAAGGTCGTGGGGAAAAATTAATTGCCCAGGGTATTACTGGGAGTGGGTTTTTAATGTTGATTTACGCAAATCCAGATAACGGTGATTATTCTATCATTTTGATACCGCCTAATGAGCCAATTTTTTGTTTTGGCGGTGCCGGTCACGGTTTTCATTTAATTGAAAAGAAAACCGGCCCTGGCGTTTAACAACCAATGGACGTTGCAACTTTAAAAACTTTAATACCGTTAGCGCTTACGGCGATCGGTGGATTAATTGCGATTGTTCGTTTGCAATCGCGGGCGGCAGAAAACTCAAAGCAGCTGGACATGCTGTTAAAAGATGTAGCGCGCTTGGAATCCGACCAAGTACACACGACCACCTTGTTAGCCAAAATGGAACAAGCCGAGCGTAACGTGACGCAGTTGTGGGCGGCCAACGACGCGATGCTTGCAAAGCTCGAACGTCACCGCGATCGGCTGGACGAGCGATACATTTCACTGAGAGACAAAATTAACGGAGGGGCAAAACATTGATTGGAGCTTTGATACCTGTCCTCGCGCCCATACTCGGCGACGTAGTTAAAAGGGTGCTGCCAGAGGATAAAGACAAGGCAGCTGAGATCGAACGCGAGTTATCAATGCAGTTGATGATGAACTCAGCGACGGTTGAGAAAGCCGCAGCCGATATCATTCTCGCGGAGGCTAAAAGTGAAAGTTGGATTACGTCTAGCTGGCGGCCAATTTTGATGCTTGTCATAACTGCGATCGTCGCCTGGAATTTTTTATTGGCGCCCCTCATCGAATTAGCTGTTGAGCTTTCAACAAACAATCGTATTCCCCTTTCAATCGATTTGCCGAGCGAACTCTGGACGTTATTAACGGTAGGCGTCGGGGGCTACGTGATGGGACGTTCCGGTGAGCGCATCGCTCAAAATCTACGGAAGCCTAAATGAAAATTTACCCAGTAGACGAGATTGCTGATCGATTGAAATTAGAGGAGGGCTGGTGTCCAACAGTCTACAAATGCAGTCAGCAAAAATGGACGTTGGGGTGGGGGCGCAACGTGGATCCAACTGGCCCCGGCATCAGCGAAGATGAAGGCGAGATCCTGCTAAGAAACGACATCGATCGAACGATCAAGGAATTGCGTTCAGTATTTCCGTGGTTTGATGATTTAGATCCAACGCGCACGGCAGTGTTGGTCGAGGTTACTTTTCAAATGGGCCTGACAACGCTTAGAAAATTTAAGCTGATGCTGGCGGCCCTAGAGCGTGGCGACAACGCCGAAGCTGCAAACCAACTACTATCATCACAATATGCTCGACAGGTGCCTGCGCGTGCGCAGCGCTATGCAGAAAGAATGCGTGGTTGACCACCGGCACACCCTTGGCGATTTGTGTGAAGCGATCGCGGTTAAAGAATTTACCAGGTTAGGCTTTACAGTTTTCACGACTACTCAAGCACACTCTCCCGTTGATATTATAGCCGTCGATAGAAACGGTGAGCTTTATCTGTTCGATTGTAAAGCAGACCGCTCACGTATTTCATCTGGTCGAAAAACTCCATCGCGGATACATCGCAAACGAACAGATGAGCAGAAGAAGTTGGGCGTCCGTATGTGCTACGTTGATGAAGCTGCGGAACAAATTCATATTGTACCAGCGCTAAAAACAGACTAGCGTAAACGGTAGCTCGTCAGGCCCGAAGCCTGGCGGTCTGTACGTCACAAGCTGATAAATGAAGAGTAAGTCGTTAGGAACATTGGGCAATATCGCCAATTTATTGCCAAAAAATAACGGGTAAAGGAAGGTTACCAAAGGTATAGGAAGGTAAGCATGGGACACCGTGAGTTGCCGGTAACATATTGAAATATCTGCAAGTTATTGATTTTATTGAGATACATAACGACAAATAATTAGTCGTTTTGTACACTCATAACCTGAAGGTCGCAGGTTCAAATCCTGCCCCCGCAACCAATGAAATCAATGACTTAGCAGCAGTGCTAGGTCATTTTTTTTTGGAAAAATCGGTTTATCGCCAAATTATCGCCAAAGATGTTTCAAATTCGTTCTA